CATTTGCTCTGCACTTGCAGGAACAAAAGCTACACTATCTTTAGTTAAATTATAAGGGCCAGCACCAGTAGCTGTAGATGGAGTTATCGCATCTAGCTTCTGTGTGTTGACTAAATTTTCTATTCCTCTTCCTATATAAGCCATATTATTCTACTAAATCCCAAGTTTGATTTGTTTCATTCCAATTATATTTTTGACCATCATTAGGTCTAGCAATTGGTGCTTCCCAAAGACAAGTTGTTTCGTTTAATATCCAAGATTGAAAAGGTTTTGGTGGAATAAAAGCATCTAAACTTTGATTATATTTCCAACCAACACCAGCAAAGTTTTTTCTAATATTTGCATTATAAGATGTTTGTTTCCAAACACCATTTGGTTCATTATATAATTCTTTTAAAAAATCTACACCAGCTTGTTCAGTAGTTGCAATATCATTTGATACTACTTCAACTCTTTCAACTATATTTCCAATTCCTAATTTTGCAAAATGTGCCATAATAATCTCCTATGCTGTGTAACTTCCACTTGATGTAAATTTAATAACTGTATCTGAACCATCTGTTGTAACAGTTGGAGAACCTGTTGTTGATGCTAAGGCATAATCACTACTTGGTACTCTTAAAATTACAACACCACTTCCACCATTACCACCAATACCTGTGTTGTGATTTCCACCACCACCTCCACCTGTGTTAGCAGTACCATGATTAGTTACAGCAAAACCACCATTTGCACCTCCACCTTGACCACCAGTACCAAAAGTATAACCAGATTGTTCTATAGCACCTCCACCACCACCAGCATAATAGGTAGCAGTTCCTGTTATTGAATTTTGTAATCCATCTCCACCATCTCCACCATTTGCGCCTTGAACACCATTAGAACCAGCTTGACCAGCACCACCGCCTCCACCTCCAGCAGCAATAGCACCACTTGAGCCATTTCCTCCATCATTACCTTGACCAGAAGTACCAGAACCTCCTGTAAGTACAGTTCCTCCTCCAGCACCTCCTCCACCAGAGCCTCCATCATAACCTACTGTAGTATTACTGTCATCTGAACCACCACCACCGCCTCCGATAGCAGTTATAGTTGTAATTCCTGTACCAGATAAAACACTATTTCCTCCTTGACCAGATACACTAGGATAAGCAGTAGCTGTAGCACCAGCACCAACTGTTACTGTATAAGTTGCACCTTGAGTTAAAGTAATAGCTGTGCCTCCATAGTTAGTTAAATAACCACCAGCACCTCCGCCTCCACCTTTTTCATCTGCACCACCGCCACCACCAGCGACTACTAAATATTCAGCAGTACCTAAAAATTGTGGAGTTTCTAAAGTTACATCATCATCTGAATTAGGTATCCAACCTTGTGATGCACCAGAGTAAATAATTTTTACTGATTGACCATTAGTATTATAAACAGGATTAGGAGATGTGTTTCCTTGAAAGTTTAAACTGTTTGTATTTAGAGTAACTGCATTAGTTCCCCAATTTCTAGCATAGTCTGAAAATTCTATAAAATCTCCAACACTTGCACTAGCTGGAAGTGTAACAGTACAAGCATTAGATGTTGTATCAATCCAATAACCTTTACCAGCTTCTGCTGTTAATGTTGTTCCAGTTACAATAGTTGATTGCCAATCTGTACCAGCACTAAAAGGTAATTGAGTTACATTGGTTAAAGAATTATTATCAATTCTTGCAGCATCAAGTGTACCGCTAGTAATCTTAGCAGTATCTAAATTAGGAATATCATCTGCTGTAAATCCACCAGATATAATGTTTGCTAAATCTCTTGCTTTAGTCACTTATACTCCTACAAATTTAATTGTTATGGTTTAGTTGGAAATACTACAGCATTAACATTTTCAACAGTTGTTAAATTATTTGTAATATCTCTTAAATTTTGTCTATAAGTTTGCCAAGAAGTTTTGTCTGCAATAGGTGAATCACTCATCATTACCCAATCGCATGATGCAAGAAGTCTATCTCTTTTACTTCTTAAATCTGCCATAGCTCTATCGAATGCACCTGCATTCCAAGCAGCTTCTTCAGCAGCTCTTGCAGCTATTTCTTCTGGTGTGAGTTGTACTTGAACTCCATTTACTAATTTATGTGCCATAATTTTCTCCTTATATATTAATTAATTCCATATAGCAATATCTGACCACTATCTATGTTTCCACTAGCCATCTTAAACTGAAATCTTGTTAATGGAGTGGTTGTGTTAAAATATCCAGCAAAATACCCATCTAAAACATAAGCTGGTGAGCTATCGTCATTTTGTGATAAAGTTCTTGCAATAAAATGTTTTACGAATGTGTCACTACTAGGATTAAAAATATGTAAATATCCATTTAAATTTTCATCATTATTAGTACCTAATTGTGGGGTTTCCATAAGATGTTGAAAACCTGTACCTTGTGCTTGATCTCCACTAGTTATATAACCTAATCCTGATTCTCCACCATCTTCTCTATGAAATGCTCTAAAAGAAGTTGATGTAATAGTTTGGTTGTAATTTGTATTTGTTCCAGTATCTGCTTGAAAAGAAAAAACACTTTCAGCAGATGGATGGATATTCACAAAATAAAAGACATATTCCTTATAGGTACTATCAATACCTGATGTAAAAGATATACTAGCAGATGCACTAGCAGTAGCAGAAGATATAAATTGCATATCTCCAGTTTCTACTGAACCACTTGGTACAGCAGTTACATTGTCAAAGCTATCATTATTAAATGCGTCTGGTTTTAATAAACCAGAAGTAGTTAAGTTATTAGCAAAGTTTCTTGTTATTGTTCCCATTATACTACTCCATACATTTTGATTATGCCACTATCTATGTTGCCACCAAGAAATTTAAATTGTATTGCATTAACAGCACTTGTTGTGTTGCCATATCCAGCAGTAAACCAGTTAGCAGTAAAATCGTTATGTCTACAAACATTAAATTTTGACATATAATGTTTGACAAAAGTTGTTGAACTAGGATTATAAAGCCATAACTCTCCACAGTTTGCTTGGTCGTTATCTATCCCATCACCTTCTGTTAAAGTTTGAAATCCTGTTCCTTGTGCTAAATCATAAGCTCCAACATAATCTAATTGTGTTGTAGTATCACTTTCATTATGACCAGACCTAAATGCAGTAGTTGTTTTAGTAACATTATAATTACTTCCACCATCAGTACTCATATTAAATTTAAATTCTTGTGCAGTACTATTATCAGTTGAAGCATGAATGTTAATAAACTTAAACACATAAACATCATAAGTAGAATCTATACCAGATGTAAATGAAATAGATGCACTAGCACTTGCTGTTTGAGTTGAAAGTAATTTTAATACTCCACCACCAGGTACACTTGCAAAATCAGTTACATTGGTTACTGAAGTATTATTAACAGCTGATGCTGTAAATACTCCACCTGTTGTTAAATTATTTCCTATTGATAATGCTATGCTCATAAATTAACTCCCTGATATTCCATATAGTTTTATTGTGCCAGCATCTATGTTGCCTGATGACATAACAAATTTTACTCCTGTGATAGCAGATGTGGTATTTCCATAACCAGCAGTATAATTTGTAAATGGTAGGCCTTCTCCACTACTACTATTTGCTTTTGTCATAAAATGTTTAACAAATGTTGTAGAACTTGGATTAAATAAAAATACTTCTCCAGAACAACTATCATCATTAGCATTACCTAAATCAGAACCAGCACCAACTATATTATGATCTGATGTGCTTTGTGCTAAATCTCTTGGTGAAGAATAGTTAAATCCTGTTGATGAACCATCTTCTGCATGATAAGCATAAAACATTGTTGTTGTTTTTGTAACATTAAAATTTGTTCCATCAGTAGTAAAATTTAATCTAAACTGAACTAAATTAGTTGCTGGGTGGATATTAATAAACTCAAAACGATATATTGGATAGGTGCTATCTATTCCACTTGTAAATTCTATTGAGGCACTACCACTTGCTGTTTGTTCAGATATTAAAGTCATAGCACCACCAGCTGCTACATTTTCTAATTCAGAAATACTTGCAACTGAAGTGTCATTAATAGCTGCTGGTAATATTACTCCACCAGTTGTAAAGTTATTGGCAGCATTTCTTGTAATCGTTCCCATTAATTTAACCTCAAGTATCTAATTGAAATTTCTGCAGAGGTTGCTGGTGCAGTTGTAAAAGTTAAAGTGGTACCTGAAATTGTATAGTCAGTTCCAGGAACTAATGTTACTCCATTAACGGATACAATTACATCTTCAATTGTTCTACCAGAATCTATTGTAAAGTCTGTTGTCGTATTATCACCTGTTGCAGTATCATTTGTATACACTCCACCACTATTTAAAGGTAGGTATCTAACAACAATCTCTGCTGAAGTTGCAGGTGCTGTTACAAAACTTAATGTTGTTCCTGAAATTGTATAGTCATCTGTAGGAGTAAGTAAAAATCCATTAACGTAAATTAAAACATCATCAACAGCTCTACCGCTATCTATGGTAAAATCTGTTGTAGTATTGTCGCCAGTAAACGTACCTTTAGTATAAGATAGAGTATAACTAAAACCTGTTAAGGTTGCATTACTTCCATCTAAAGTTACCCCTGAAGGTACAACAACAGTATCACCAGATTCACCAAGAGTAACCTGTGTGCCAGATTGAGGTGCTATAGTATCGACTTCAATTTTACTCATTATACAATTACCAATGTTCCTGTTATAGTTTGTGTTCCAGTAATAGTTACTGGTCCTGCTAATACTCCTGAATCTAGAGTTTGGTCTTCAGAAATTGTAGAGCTATGTGTTACAACAAAAGTTGTTGCATCCATAACTGGAGAGATAGTTTTCTTCGCTGGTAATGTACAGAATACATTTTTAGTACCTGCTGAAAAATTTACTGCAGCATC